TACCAATTACAAAAAATGGATTTATGAATCTTGATTTACAAGATTTACAAAAGTTTTTTAAACGATTAAGAAAAAAAACACATGAAAAACTCAAATACTATGCAGTTGGGGAATACGGTAGTCAAAAAAAGCGACCACATTATCATATCATTCTTTTTAATGCTAATAAAGAACATATTATTGATGCTTGGACTATTAATAGTCAGCCTATTGGCTCTTGTCATATTGGCAATGTTAGTGCTGCCAGTATCGGTTATACGTTAAAATATATGTGTAAAGAATCTAAAATACCAATGCATCAAAATGATGATAGAAAAAAGGAATTTGCAGTTATGTCAAAAGGACTTGGAAAAAATTACATGACAAATGCCATGATTAAATGGCATAAAAACGATTTACTAAATCGTATGTATGTACCTATAGAAGATGGCAAAAAGATTGCAATGCCTAGATATTTTAAAGATAAAATATATACAGAAGTAGAAAAGGATAAAATTAATGAACACATGGTTAAAATTGGTGAATTAGAAGACCAAAAATTGTTACAATTTTATGGTACAGAATATGAAAAAGAAAGAATACAAATGGAACAAGGACTTAGAGCCTTTAAAAAAATGTATAAAGATTCCGAATACGAAAGAAAACAAAACTATGAAAATTAAAAATTTCCTTAATTATGGTCAATTTCAAAAAGACCATGAAAAAGATTTTGGCCCTAGCCAAACAGTCCCAGATCAAACAATGTCTATTAGAGAACTTGTAAGAAGATACGCAAGTGGTTTACCACTTGGCGGAAGTAAAGAACCTATATACGAAGGTGAAGATGGCGATGGTATAGACCCTCGCAGACTCGATTTAGCAGAAAGGCAGGAACTTGAGATAGCTGCTCGTCAAGAACTTGCTGAAATCGAAACACGCTTAAAGAGCACAAGAATAACAACTGAACAAAAGTTGTCAAAAAAGGATATTGAAGATATCCAAAGTCAAGATGTTGAAAACATCTAAAAACAGAGTAAAACGGCTGTGCAAACTTGTTTGCATGGCTGTTTTAATCAAGACAAGCGCAGCGCGTCAGAAATAAGCACTAATACTCTTGATATATTAGTGCTTATTGACACCAAAGAGTTATATTTGGAAAGTGAATTAGGTAGAAGGAGGTACGACGCACAACGAAATGAACAAAAACAAATAGACGATAGTGTCAAAAAAAAAATAAAAAAACAAAAAGTATGAGTATATGGTCAAGCTTAGCGACATGGGCAAAAAGTGGTGCCCCAAGTAGTAGTTCAGTATTGAATACAGGATTACAAATGTTTACGAATTATCAAAATAGACAAAATGCATTAAAAGACCAACAAAGGTTGAATTTATATAATTCACCACAACAACAAATGCAGAGATTTAAAGAAGCTGGATTAAATCCAAATCTTATTTATAATCAACAAAATACAGGGCAACCTGTACGTAGTACAGATTATGTTGCTCCTCAAATTAAAGAAACACAATTAGATGTATTAGGAAAAAGTAATCAATTACAATTACAAAATCAGCAGTTAAAAAATATGTCTTTACAAAATGATGCTATTGCTGCTCAAATATTAAAAACAAAAGCTGATGCTTTATATGTAGCAAGTAATACTAAATTTAAAGATTTAGATATAGCAAGATTATCAGGTCAATTACCTGGATTAGTTGAAGGAGTTCAATTGTCTAATGCAAGAATGAAAGCTGAAATATCAAATAAAATAGCTGATACAAGCAATAAAATAGCACAATTACCTATTTTAGAAAAACAAAAAGACAAATTAGGTTATGAAGTAGATAGATTATTTAGGTCTAATGCTTTTATAGAAAAAAGCGCAAATGCTCAACTAGCTATTCAAAAAGCTATGGTTGCATCTATTAACGTTGCAACAGATTTAAACAGAAAAAAAGTAGTAACAGAGGATTTTAACCAAGAAGCTATAATGACCCAAATTAGAAATGCAGCAAAAAGTGCATATAAATCAGAGGATAACAATATAGATATGGATTGGATTAATACTATTACTAATATAGCAGGTACACTTTTACCTTATAATATGGGTAAAATACTGCCAAAATTTAAATAATGAGATTATATACACAAGAACAGATATTAAGGCTTATAAAGCTTTATAATACGGCAGACATGTCCGAAAAAGAGTTACTTAAAAAGTACGTAGAACAGGCATTATACAAATATTTTAATAACAAACTAAAAACAAAAACATGCGAAGAAGGAGCTATCGCCGAACATCTCGAAAGGGCAGTTATGGCAAACGACGTAAAGTAAGCCGTACATATTATGTATCACGCGGCGGAATCCGACTATAACAAATGGGGGTTAGTCACCCCCTATTTAAAAAATTAAAACAAATTTAAAATGGGAAAAAATTTATTCAATTCCATTAAACTCGAAAGACCTAAAAAGAATGTCTTCGACCTCACGCATGACGTGAAATTATCAGCAGATATGGGAAATTTAACCCCTATCTTAACTTTAGAATGTGTACCTGGAGACAAATTTGAATTAGGATGTGAATCTCTTATTAGATTTAGTCCATTAATTGCTCCAGTTATGCATAGAATGGATGTTAGTATGCACTATTTCTTTGTACCAAACCGCATATTATGGGATAATTGGGAAAAGTTTATCACTGATGCAAATAGTGGTGCGGTTATGCCATATCTTAATAGCAATAATTTTGAACCTCAGTTTCAACCTTCACGACCAACATCAGCTTTAACTGCTGATTATTTAGGAGTACCAACCCCGCCAAATGATAGTACAGATGTACAAATTAATGCTTTACCATTTGCTGCTTATCAATGTATTTATAACGAATATTACAGAGATCAAAATTTAATTGCTCCTATTAATTATAAGTTAACAGATGGAAGTAATAATCCTACTTTAGCAAGATTTAGAGAATTAACCGAATTACGTAAAAGAGCATGGGAACATGATTATTTTACCGCTGCATTACCTTTTGCTCAAAAAGGTGCTGCTGTTGATATTCCTTTAGGGGAAATTTCAGGTGATGCTTTAGTAAAAACTACAGGACCTACAACAGTATTACAAGGTGCACCAGGTTATGATAATAGAGATGTACCTTCAGCTGTAAGTACCCCACCATTTGCACCTGATACATTATTTGCTGAAACTGATGGAATACAATTAGCACCAACAACAATTAATGATCTACGAAGAGCATTTAGATTGCAAGAATGGTTAGAAAAAAATGCAAGAGGTGGAACACGATATATTGAAAGTATATTAACACATTTTGGTGTTCGCTCATCAGACAAACGTTTACAAAGACCAGAATATATCACAGGAGTAAAATCACCAGTAATTATTAGTGAAATAGTAAATACCACAGGTCAAACAGAAGGTTTACCACAAGGAAATATGGCAGGTCATGGTATGTCTGTAAGTTCTGGTCGTTCTGGTTCTTATTATTGTGAAGAACATGGTTATATTATCGGAATTATGTCTGTTATGCCAAAAACTGCATACCAACAGGGTATACCTAAGACATTCCTTAAAAATGATACTTTAGATTATTATTGGCCATCATTTGCACATATTGGTGAACAACCAGTAGTTAACAATGAATTGTATGCTTATACAGCTACTGGAGATGATACTTTCGGTTATGTCCCAAGATATTCAGAGTACAAATTTATGCCAAGTAGAGTTGCAGGTGATTTTAGAAACGATTTAGATTTTTGGCATTTAGGTAGAATATTTGATGAACAACCTTCACTTAGTGCAGCATTTGTAGAATGCGAACCTACTAAACGTGTATTTGCAGTAGAAGATGGAGTTCAATCATTATATTGTCATGTATTAAATAAAATTAAGGCAATTAGACCTATGCCAAAATTTGGTACACCAATGTTTTAAACATGAGTACAAGATGTATAACACCTTTTTATAAAAAAGAACCTATAAGAGGCGAATACATGCCATTACCATGTGGAAAATGCCCCCCATGTAAAAAACGCCGTACAAGTGGATGGTCGTTTAGATTAGTTAAAGAAGGAGAGCGGAGTATATCCGCTCTCTTTATTACATTAACATATGATACAGAATACGTACCAATTACAAAAAATGGATTTATGAATCTTGATTTACAAGATTTACAAAAGTTTTTTAAACGATTAAGAAAAAAAACACATGAAAAACTCAAATACTATGCAGTTGGGGAATACGGTAGTCAAAA